AGCGGAAAGCTGAGGGTAACCAACACCAGTTTGGATCCGTGTTGTACAAACACTTCCAGGGCCGATGCCCACTTTAACAATATCTGCGCCATTTAAAATTAACTCCTGTGTTTGATCTGCGGTAACAACATTACCTGCAATGATTACAATGTGCGGATAGTTCATACGGAAGTTCTTAATGAATTCTACGAATCGTTCTGTATAACCATTAGCAACATCAATGCAAACATACTTTAGGTTATAACCAACCTGTTCGTAAACGTTACGGAATTTCATTTCATCCGCATAACTGATACCAATACTCATTGCTACATAATCAGAACGAGGCAAGTATCGACTTTCATCTTCTGGATCAAAAAAGCAAACAAGTTCAGTTTCAGAATATGTTTTAACAAGACAAGTAAAGATTCCTTGATCTGCTAGAGTATCGGCCATCTCAAATGTACCAACACCATCCATGTTAGCAGCCATAATTGGAATACCATCGTAGTGATCTTCTTCCCAGTTTTCGTGCTCAAAACATGGATCATAATTACGGAAAGCAAACTTACGATTAAGATCTACTTCCTTACGGCTAGTCAATGTTGAACGCTTAGGACGAATCAACACGTCTTTATAGTCTAATTTCAAATCATGTTCAATGTGCATTCTTATGCTCCACTTTCATTTTAAGAGCGTGAGCTTTCTTTCTCAGAGGCTCAACGTACTTGTCTTGGCATTTTTCTTCTTCTAATACTTTAATCTGTTCTAGTAGTTTTGTCAATTGTTCTTTTTCTGTCATGCGAAGAAATCCTCGATTGTATTTGTTTTCTCAGCCGACCAACCTAGGGCTTCAAGGATGGACTCAAGAGGACTAAGGAAAACTTTGTTGAATTGAGTTTCATAGTCAATGTAGCTATTTAGCCCGATTTCTTTTGGGAGGACTCCTGGGAAAGAGATGATATTCTCTTTGATAGGATTAGGAACTTTAAGATACACGAACTTGATTTTGTCACCAGAAGTTACCGACTCATAGCGATTGGATAACCCATGCTTTTTGAGTTCGTTGTTGTAAAGGATAGCACCTCGAACATGCATTGGGCAACCTTTCTTATAAGTGCCACGAGACATATACTTTTCGATGTTATCAGTACCTGAGTTGCGCCCAACATCTTCAGCTGGAAGCTTAAAGAATTCTTGTTTAAAGTTTGCAATAAAGTCTTGGATTGCTTCTTCACCTTCATTCATAATGACTTTAAAAGAGTCTTTGAGCTTATCACGACATACTTCAGGAGTAGAAGATCGAACAGACTCCAAACCAGTAACAGAGATCTTAGGAGTTTCGTAATGAACACCTTCAGAGTTGAGTGTATTCATAATGTAACGTTTCTTAGCAATAAACACAGATTTGTCTGTAATCTTTTCACGTTTCATTACCATAGCTTGTCGGTATGCACCCATGTGTTTCGCAAGATCTTGATAACCAGCTTCGATTACTTGTTCGATTTTAGTAGAACATACTTTATCAAGGAACTCTTCGCCTTGCTTACGATCAATGTCTGTAGTGCCAAACACTTCTTTGACCAATGGACCAAAGTTAACATAGATACTGTCAGTATCGATATAGATGATATAGTCCTTATCTTTTGTTTTAAGAACTTTATTCAAGTATTCATTAACTGACTTTTGAGCATATCGAATTGAAAGCTGGCCAGATGTCGTAATAGCTTCAGCCATGTCGTTAATATAGTACAAGAAGTAAATATTAGCAGTTGCACCGTACAAAGAGTTCATGGCAATCTTAATAGCCATTTGCTGGTTATGTAGGTTGTTTGCTTCGCGTTTTAGTTTAGCTTTTTCATTAGGATCTGTTGCATTTTCAAGAGCTTGTTCAACCTCAAGCATTTTTGTTTTAATAACTTTACGGTTGCCATAGTATTCGTCAATGATTTCAGGAATAATACCGACCTTGGCCTTACTGAAGCAGGCACCATTAGCACATACTGCATATTCAGTATTGTTTTGGTATTCACCACTGAGTACCATGTCTTGAGATACATATTCACGAGCGCCTTCAATATATGTTTCCGGTGATAGATTATATTGCAACATTAAGTGTGGATATAGAGAGTTCAAATCAAATGATACAACCCAAGGATGCATGCCAACTTTTGGATCTTTAACATAGCCGCCTACCAAATCAGCAACACGTTCACCAGGTCCGCCTTTAAGTGGTGGAACAATCTTATCAGCCATTAAGCGACGATAGATAGTTGTTTCCCAAATTCCTACAGTGCCGAAAGCATCTGAATAATTGACGCCACCACCGTAAGCGACAGTAAGAACAAGAGAAAGGAGTCCAGACTCATCCTCCATCCTTTGAATGAGTTGAGTGTCTTTAAGGTTGTAATCGAGATAAAGTTGTGGATTTTGCTCATAAAGCGCGTTAAGGTTCCCGTATTCTGAGTAGTCAAGTTTTTTCTCGCCAAGTACCACGTGGGCGATGTGATCAAGTTTGTAAGATTCCTGAGGACCATACTTATAGCCAAACTTTTTGAAAGCATCCATATAGTCAATAATAGTCATGCCATCGATTTTATATGTGCGTTGTTCTTTACCGAATTTAGTAATAGAGTTCGGCTTGATGCGGCCCCAAGGTGAAAGCTTTTTAGCAGCTTCTTCGCCAAGTAGACGAATGATACGTGTAACAATATATTGAATATCAAAGTACTCGACGTTCCAACCTGTAACAACTTCAGGATATTCTGACCGCCAGATTTGAATAAATCGCTGAAGCAAAGCTACCTCAGTATCAAATTTCATGAAGGAAATATTTTCCGGATCAATGCCAGTGATAGTCTTTGTTTTATCGAAATCTTTACGACCAAGTAGATGATAAGTATCAGACTTCGAAGATTTATAAGCTATCGACGTGATTTCTTTATCAGCTTCATTGATGTTTGCATATCCATTTGAAATATCAACCTCGATGTCGAATGAAGCAATATTGATTTTAGAGATATCAAACTTGATTTCGCCTGGATATTCTTCTTGGATATATTGAGTTACATAGTTTTGAGTACCAAAAATATCAAAACCATGAACATCTTGGTATTGTTGCAAGAATTCTCGAGCTTCTGACATACTATCAAATCGAGTAGCACCAAGAGGTACATCGCCAACAAGAGATTTATGTGTCGCATTGTCTCGGGCACGAACATATAGAGTTGGTTTAAACCTCATTTTACGCTCAAATGGCTTACCATTTTCATAGCCACGAACATAGAGATCGTTAATGAAGCGTTCAACACTTGTATAGAATTTAGACATATTCACCTGCTTGTATCATTACAAAGACTATATTACCACACTTTTGTTCAGTTGTAAACAATTATTTTTCCTTCCAGGAATCCATTTCGGTAATAATGTCATCACCTTGTCGATCCATAGCTATCCCAAGAGCTAAGTCTTGAATGTCCTCAATCAAGCGTTTACACGTTTCTTTATCGTATTCTTTACCAGAAATCTCAGCAAATTCATTTCGGAGTCGATGTACTTGAATTGCTTTATCTTTCATTACGTTAAGACGTTCGATAAGTTGCTCAATTGAGTGTTGCATTTGTTATTATCCTTATGCTGCTATTTCACTGAAGTTTTTCACCTTTTGGAATTTGATATGACTTTCAAACTTATCACCGAACTGATCACCGCGGTGGCTGATAACGAAGATGTTATCGTCAGCGTTTAAGTTATGTAGAGTTTCGATTAAGTTTTCAACACCTACGCCATCCATAGCTCCATCAAGTGTTTCGTCGAGTACCAACAAGTTTGTTGACACGGAATTACGCAGCTTAGCTACTGTACGCCAAGCCAACATAATAGAAAGAGTGATACGCAACTTTTCACCTTCTGAGAATGAAGAGTACGAGAATGTATCACGAAAACGAGATTTGATTACCTCGTTAAAGTTTTCGTCAATTTGAAAATCAACAAACAAATCAAACGCTGCAAGATACTTATTAATAAGCTTGTTCATAATAGGAATATACTGACGAATGATTTTAGATT